TTTACCCAAAGCAATTGTAAATCCATTTGCATTATTTAAATCACTTACATTATCAAAAGTTGGAATCGTTGCATATTGTTGAAGATTATTTGCGTCTGCCCCAGCAGTGCCTGCAGTAGTAACTTGAACAGGGCCTCTAAATCTTACAATAGAGCCTGCTGCTCTTTGATGATCTAATGAATAAACATTTACATAAGTTGTTCCACCATATTTCACACTTGTAAATGGATTAGCGTTTAATAAAATTAAACTTGCTGTTGAAGCTGGTTGTGGTCTTGGATTCCATAAAGCTTGAGGATCAGAACCTGCTGGTTTTGGATCCAACTGTGGTTGCTTAGGTTCATATTCTGAAGTGTGAACTAAAGCTCCATTCCATTCTCTTACCATTTCTGTGTAAGGAAATTTTAATCCCGATCTATCAGAAATCGCCCAAGATCTTTTACCTGATGCATATCCGCCCATTATACTCCATCTCCATAAAATGTTTGTGGTGAAATGAAAGTAGATGTACCTTGGTTGTCAGCATCTAATGCTCTAAGTAATTCACTTTCATATCTTCTTTCCAATTCTTGACTCATATCTGGTGAAAATTTTAAACTTAAATAATAAGCTAATCCAGACATCATACAAGGATAGAATCTATTAACAACATCGGAAGTATAATTGTAAGCTCCGACATCTTGAATTTTTGCTAAATAGTAAAAACAAAATTGATAACTACTTGGTGTAGTTGTACTTGACACACTTGCACTTGGTGTCGTGTATAAAAAAACACTTGGGTTTAATTTTCTTTCTACATAATATTGTGAAGGAGTTCCCTTCGCTAATTTATTAGGTGTTTGTGAATAAGCTGATCTGTCAATTTTTGTAAGTGCAATATCTTGAGGAGCTGTAGTTGTAGAATTATTTCTATAAAAAGCTTCTAAAACTTCACTAATATCATTGGGAAAATTAACTGAATCAGATGCATAACTATATTCTGCTTGGCCCTCTACTAAAGGAATTTTAGCTAATTTTACTTTCCATAAATGAACGCCTCTATTACCCCATTCTTGAAACATTATATTTAAAGATCGTCTTGCTGATCTTAACATATAACCAGTTTGAGTTCCCTTTACACCTGTTCTTTCAAATGCTTCTTGGATGACATCATCTATTTGTGGATTGAAATCTGTAGTTTCCGAAGTTGGTGGAATAGTTTGTGCACTATTACCCATTCCAGAAGTACCAACACCACCTCCATCATAATAAAATAAAAGAGGAGCTCCGACAGTTCTAACTGGAGCAACTACAATTGTAGTTTTTCCATCAGTTCCTGGAGTTCCTGTTTCTGTAACGCCTGTAGTATATTTTAATCCACCTGAAGTAAAGGTTCCATTAGTAGTAGTTGAAAAAGCTATTAAGTAACCTGTACACGTAGAATCAGATTGATCAAAGACATAAGTATTTCCTTCTTGCAAATGCAAGACAGGACTCACGTCGCCATTAATATAAAACTTTGGATTACTGGCGCTAAAGGCATTCGTGCCACTTGCGACAGTGACTGTATAAGTGATAGTCGCCATTGGTTACCCTTATGTATATAATAGTGTTACGCCGGGAGTAGATGTTAAATCAACATACACTCCTTCGTCAAATAAAATTCCTGAACCCGGTACATAAACAGATAATCCATCTACATCAAATTTGAATGTAGCTAATACGGTTCCTGTTGAACCACCGTTTAATAAACTAACAGCACCACTTGCTACACCAGCTGCTTGAACATAAGTTACTCTAGCTCTTTGTGTAGTAGGTACTACTTGTGCATCAACCGCTGTATGGGCTACCTGTTGGTCACTTGTAAAAGTTCCGCCTGCCATAATTTGTTTCTCCTTTTAATTTAGTGCTCCCGAAGGAGCACTATTAATTAGTTATGTATTACGCCCAAACACCTTGGATAGCCGTAATAGTCCACTCTGTTCCAGCTCTATTTCCTGTAACTGTAACATAGTCACCTACTTTAGAAGTAGATTTAGTGTTTGTTAAAGTAAGCTGATTCACAACGCCTTTATAAGCGATGTACTCAGCGCCACCTGCACCAGTTACAACCATTCCACTGCCACCATCAGCAGCCGTGTTTACAAATGTAAATGTAGAACCTTCATTAGCTGCTACTGCAGGTAATGTAAAAGTTACTCCATCAGTATTACAAGTAAAAGTTTTTCCACTATCACCAATTAGTACTGAATAGTTTGCTGCTTTGTTTTCTAGATTGTATCCAGTTTGTCCGGCTTCGTTGAATTTACCTTGTATAACTGGTCCTCTGAATCGTGTTGTTGCCATTTTATAATCCTCCTAGATTATTCGAATACTGTCTCTAGGTCGTCGACTATACGCGTCAGTATTCTAGTTAATTATTGTATAGTAGTTAGTTTATATAGTAGATTTGAGTAGAGCGCAAGAGGGCTCTGTGTATGTTGTGATTTTATAAAATGTAGCTTTTAAGTAGCTACTGATACTGCCGGAGCAGCATTAACGATTGCATTTTCTCTATCTGCAATCTTAGATTCTTCGAGTTTTATATCCTTAATAACGTCTTTAATCGCGTTATCAATTTTGACCATATCGAGAGTATATTTGCCTTCTTGTTCATACTCCAACTGCCACTTCAACTCCAAGGACCTTTTTTGTTTGTACAGGTCTTGTACCATCAACAACCTCCTCATAGGTTAGTCTCATTACCTTGGGATCCATCATTTCTCCAAGATATTCCCACTTTACACCTTTTTCTCCTACTTTGTCAACTATTGAATTTTCAATAGATTCAACGTTATCTTCCGCCAGAACTTCAAATTCTGCGTTGTAGCCATAAGCATTGATTTTTACTAGGAATTTTTGCATCACATACCTTTATTTTGTAATTGTGGCGGAACAATGTCCCGCCACAAAAATTATTATTTATTACGTTGCGTTTGACCCGAAGGCACCTCTAGGATCAGAGAATCCGAAAACGTATCTCTCTCTAGCTTTGTACCTTACGTTGCCTGTATCGAAGTCGCCTTCCATCTTAGTAGTGATGGGTGCTCTTTCGAAATGCTTCATACCATTAGGAACATCTGTTTTAATGAACCATTTTTTCGCTGCTGATAAATAGTGGTTAACGGCATATCCTTGCGGAACCATTCCCATACTTTTTATAGCATTGATGTCATTATCAGCTGTACCTGTTCTACCTTCAGACTTCATCAGTCTTTCAGCAGTAAATTGAAGCGCAGAAGGAATTATCATTTTAACTCCTTGAGCTGCAATTTTTAGGCCTCTTTCATCAGTGAACGCTGCGATGTTAATTAACGCTTCTTCTAATGAAGTTTCGTTAAGTTCAGCAGGTGTTGTTAACTCATTTGAAAACGAACCGGCTAAAGTAGGGTGTTCTGTGTCGAACAATGCTTTGCCATCACCGCCAGCATAAGCTGCTGTGAATCCGTTATTCAATACTGCTGCGCCTTTGATATTCTTAGTGCTCGCCATAGATCTTGCTAACGCTTTTGTATATCTAGACGCTAGTCTGTCATACAAGTTATCTTCGATAGCTTCTTCTGTGATCGCGAACGCTAATGCAATCGTTTCATTTGTGTAACGAGCTGTGAAAGTTTCCTGAGCTTGATCAAATGTTATACCTTGACCTTCAGGTTTCACTGAAGCATTCGCAAAACCAGATAACATTACTTCCTCTTCGAAAGCTCTGTCAGATGATTCTGAATCGAATATTTCATTCCACTCATTAGCATATTGTTTATATTCTAGTCCAAATAGTGCATTTAGACCAGGCTCTAGTTCTTTAACTAGTTGTGCTCTTGATATTGCCATAGTTTATACTCCTATCCTTTCCTAGTATTTATTCGACATAATTGAACCAGGCGCGAATCTAACAATAACGTTTGCGTCCGCTACTGATAAATCTTTGTTTTCTGGGTCATTTGCCGATCTTACAACTTGAAACATCATTTGGCCCGCACCAGCTGCTGCAGTTGCTCCGATATCCAACTTGATAGTTGATTGTCCTGAAGTCTGTTTAGCTGTCGTACCACCGTTTTCTGGGTTGTAAGTTAATGAAGGAAGCATTACGCCAACCAGACACGCTGCGTCTGCTTTACATACATATTCCTGCATTGGGTTGTCATTTACGAATCCTAC